CTGGAACGATCTACTATGTTCTTTTTCAAAAAATATTTTGTTTTATTTTGGGGATAGTTATTAAAAAATAATCTATAATATATTCGTAACCTAACAGGGAACGAGATATGACTATTATAAATTATTTCTACGACACAACACTATCTTATTCAAGAAGTATTGAATCCACATTCAATAATTTAAACATAAAAAGAGACACTTTAAAATTAGCATCTACCATTTTCATGACAGGTGAATTATGGGCAGAATATCGCGGTTTCGAATCTTTGAGAGGACATTGTAAAATGTTAAAAGATTACTGCAGTGATAGTGCTATATTATTCTGTAACTTTCTAAAACCAATAAATGACATGTGCAGCACTTGGATTAATTTCCCATCGAATGTATTAACTTTGCTAGTTAATATTTTTAAGGTTGCTGAATTTTTTTCCAAGAAAGGAATACATCTGATTTGTAAATGGTCGAATGTATTAATGCTCAGAGCTAAAATCATGAAAATAGATCGCATAAGCAGTATTTTCTCTTTAGTAAGAAATATGATTACATTAGCAAAAGATGTAAAAATATTATATACATCCATCACAAATTATCCTAGAAATGCTCTACATACCACTTTAGACGAAGAAACATTAGAAATGGTTGTAAACAAAATTATAAAAGTAATGTGTAGTTTAAGTACGACAGTATTTATATTCTTGGATATCGCGATATTTCCGATAAAAATACGCTATATTATCTCTTCAATATCGATACTTGGGAGTGCGGCGAAGTTATATTTTAATGTTAATGAAAATACTCATGTTTCTCACATGTCACAAACAAGAAGGTTCTTTAACTTATCAGTGTTGGTTTAAACCAATGAATATCTATTTCTGTACGTGATTCTTCTGAGTACTTCTTGATAGTGGTAATATTCCAGATCTGGCTATCATCGACGAATACGATATTATTCATTGCATCTAGGATAAACTTAAGAAGATTGTCTACATCTGGTTTTTTCGTATGTTTTATTTCATTCGAAATCATCAGTACTTTTTTCTTTTTAGATGCAGATTTAGGTATAGGAAGATAGAACGTTACACAAAGTATTAGTGGGCATTTTAAGCACTCCTCACATTGTTCTGCTAACTGTATTTTTGTCCAGTTCTTCTTGTCTTTATGAGGATCGAAAGCAAATGCATGAGCACCTCTTGTACAAAAGCGAGGTCTACCTTGTGCTTGAGGAGGAGATTTAATTATAATCTTCTTCTGATGAAACATCATAACTATATAATTTCCATTTAAGAGATTTTATAATTTCATTTTTCATATTCATATCTTTCGTAAGATGTTCTATGTAATTAACTAATTCTAATTTTGTATAATTACAAATTTTATTAAATTCTTCGTCGGACATATTATTTCCTATGAATAAATGATTTAATTTTACATATCAATCTTTTTAATAAACTTTTTTTAGGTAATAAAGAATAATCAATATATTTATCATATATTTCACATGGATTGCCGCACGAATTGCATATATAACTTACCGACATCAAAAGAGAATCTGTATTTCGTTTATCTAATTTCTTAAAATCATCATTTGTTGAGATAGAAACGGATGAATTACAACATTTTGATAAAGTAATTACTTGTATGCTGTATACTGGTAAATTTTCAGTAATTATTTCATGAGATAACGTTGGAGATGGTATGAGGGGAGTATTTTCAAACATAAAAACTCTGGGTAACTTTATAATTTCAATAATATACAATAAGTTTTTTCTATTCAATTGGAATATTGATCTCTCTGTATTTGCTAGTGCTTTTATCACATATGCTGTATTTCTTCTTCTAATGGCCCTTCTTTCGATTATTATTTTTAGCAGTGTGTCCATATTGCTACATGTGTTTTAATCGAAATTTAGGCCATTCTAAGCGGAATAGCGCATATCTAAACCTTTCATATGAATTTTGATTCCACTTAACAATCTACTTACTATTGTTTTTCCAAATTTGTCAACTAATTCTTTGCTATCTAAATTTGTGGTTACAATTGTTCTTTTTAAATTTGAATATCTACTATTGATAATCAAATAAATATAGTCCAGAAATGCATCTGAGGGTGTTCTTATTCCTAAATCGTCTATGACTAATAATTCGTGATTAGTGAGACGATAGGTGAATGCATTGGGTGATGGCATCTCTTTAAGCCACTGCTGATACATCTCACTGACAGCATAAAAAATAGGAATGTTTTTATGTTTTTTATAATATTCTTTCATCAATGCCACTGAAGCATAAGATTTACCACAGCCATTAGAACCTAAAATTACTAAAAATGGTTTTTCTTGATCTAAAAAGCTAAGTAATTCTTTCTTAAGAGGATTTGAATGATTCCAATTATCAAAACTCGCTGATTGAAAGATCTTTGGAACACCAACTTTTTGCATGAGATTATCTAAGTCTTCTTTAGGTTTATTATACGTTTTAGCTCTCCCATTCTTAGATATACAGGTATCTTCAGTACACGCCCACCATAATTCGTTATGATTTACTATTTTATAACCATTTTTACTTCCACACATCGGACATGTTATCCTTTCGGTAAATTGAATCGGACGATACTCTGGAATTCCATCGTTCATCACCGCACAAATTAGATCGCCAGACTTAAAACGTGATAGGTTTTGTATTAAAAATTTTGAGTAATCTATTTTATTCATGGTTACTCTCCTGAAAAATCAGGTTTCACAGCTGCATAAAAGTCGTAATCTTTATCATGTTTGAATGCCGCACACTCAGATTTTTGATTCGATTTTCCTTTAAACTCCGATTTCATTGAAGCTTGTGCAGCATCAAACTTTTCACGTAATCCAAGAGTAGAATAAATATTCGATCTCCAGAAAAGAGAATTACCACCTACACCTAGAGTCATCCAGGTTATAAGTTCGCGTATCTCTTGTTCTGTACGCTTATCTAGGCGAAGAATGTGTTCCATGTGCATTAGCCATTTGGGTGAATCAGATCCCTTCAAAACGCCTCCTTTCCATGAAATAATCGAGTTTATTAGAAATTCAGTTAATTCTTTTGCTTTTTCATTAAAAATTGATAATGAGGGGGGGCGAGGAGAGTTCTGACTCTCCTCTTTATTATTATTTATATTTATATTTTCTTTCTTTTGTTTATGTATATTATATGCAGCAGGGGAAACTTCACTCCCAAAATCCAACACCGCGATTTCAGGAACTGGCATTTCAGAGACAAAATCCAACACCGCGATTTCAGGAACTGGATCTGGTACTGCAGCCAGTACCGCGATTTCAGGGACTGGATCACACAGATCATAAGGTTCTGCATATATGTGATAATCAAATCTTTCAAATTTTTTGCTTTTTTCGTCTTTTACTTCAATTCTTTTACATAATCTATGATCTATTAATTCATTAATTATTCTTAATACTTTATCTCTTCCAATATTCAATTCTTTTCTTAAATTAATTGTATGTATATTCCAATTTTCTGGAAGACTACTTAAATAGGCCCAAGTTCCTCTAGCCTCTATTGATATATCTTTTCTTTGTAAAATTTGACTACTAAGTGTTGTATAAAAATATTTTCTATTATCAATATATAAAGAATTAAATTTTTGGACAGTCATAATAATTCCTATTTATAAATGATTAATTTAATGATTTTGTCTATTGAGAATAATAGGAATTTATGATAGCATGAGACTATCATACGGTCTGTGGTTCGATAGCATGAGACTATATGAGACAAAAAATTTTATTGAATAAAATTAAAAAGAGTATACAATAACATTTGTTGTCTTTTTTGGATCTTAAATCAATTTATGATTATTTCCAAATAAAATTTTCGTAAATAGGGCTCACCGCAATAGTGGGCCTCTATTTTTTCAGAATGGAACGTTATTTGTTTTTAAGAATTCTGCTGCTGCTTCTTTAAGATCTGATGGGACATTTTTGTGATAATCTACAAGCGCATCATCCATACCTTGCTTAAAAGCTGCATAACCTTCTTTAGTAAAGAAAGAACATAGAGAGAAATATTTCTTCTCTCCTTCGGGGGTAGTATACTCTTTAGAAGGTAATGCATAAAAAATAGCTCCTTTACCATTGTCAATGATTTTTACATCAGATATCGTTAATGGAAACCCATCTACTAACAGAATTATTTTTAGAAAAGCTTTTATTTTTCCTTCTGGTTCACATTTACGACAGTTCTCTATTTTTATTTTCATGATTTTACCTCTTATCTTTATAATTAAAAATCGCATCTTCTTTGGTTATCTCACCATTGCTTATCTTCTCTATCTTTAGAGCAAGTTTACGACTAGGAGCGCTAGATCCTGACATAAGCATACGTAAGTGAGCTGCTGAAATATCTAATAGTTCTGTCATTGCAGTTACAGATATTTCTTTTTTGTTCATATAATCTTTTATATTCATAATTTCTCCCTGTAGAGTTTAAAGATAAATACATATTACAACTTATTTTTATTTTATTCTACAAAAATTTTTTGTTGCGATAAATAATGCTATATGTTATGATTAAGTCATCAGTCAAAAAAACCCCATTGCAAAGGGGAAAAAACAGGAGAAAGTTATGAAAACATCAGAATCAATCAATGAATTAGCAAAAGCGTTAGCTAATGCTCAAGGTCAAATGAAACCAGCTATCAAAGATAGCTCCAATCCATATTTCAAAAGTAAATATGCTAATATTGCCTCCATATGGGAAGCTATACGTGAATCTCTATATAAAAATGAAATATGTGTTTTACAAGATGCTATTACTACAGAAGATGGTGTAGCTGTTTATACTAGAGTCATACATTCATCGGGTCAATGGATAGAATACGGTCCCTTTGAAGTTGTCTTACAAAAGAAAGACGCTCATTCCTTAGGTTCTGCTACATCTTATGCTAAGAGATATTCATTATCTGCTGCATTGGGTATAGTCGCTGAAGAAGAAGATGATGATGGTAACACAGCTAAAAATGCCATTGTAGATTATATTTCTGCAGAACAACTACACACTATTGAAACTTTGATAAATGGGCATGAAGATATTCGTCAACGTATGTTAAAAGCTTTCGTTGCTTTGAAAAATATTCCATTAGATAACTACGATAATGTTATAAATACCGTAAATCGCTTAATAACCGACAAAAGAGGAGTTTAATCGATGAAGGTAGTGGATATGCTTCAAAGAACAAACAAATGGCTAGAATGGCGTTTAACTGGCATTGGTGCAAGTGATAGCGCTGTCATCGTTGGTATGTCAAGATATAACACGTTGTTAAAGTTGTGGGAAGAAAAAACAGGTAGAGCTTTTAAAAATGACATTAATGCAGACATGCAAAGAGGTATAGACCTAGAAGAAGAAGCTTTGATGGCTTTCAATATTAATATAGAAAGTAAATTCTCATCCATATGTGGTAAACATGATTATTATTCATTCATACAGGCTTCTTTCGACGGAATGAATGAAGATGGTACGGAATTCGTAGAATTGAAATGTCCTCGTACATATAAGCTTTTAAATGTTATCGATTTTCAAGGCTCACTGGAATTAAAGAAAGAATATCCAGAATATTGGGTGCAAATTCAACATCAATATCTAGTCTCTGGAGCTTTAACTGGTTATATTGCTGCTTATTTAGATAATAAAATATCTATGATGTTAGTCGAAAAAGATGATGACTTCATAGAAAGTATCTTGATTCCAAGATTATGTGACTTCTGGAATAATTATGTAGAAGCTGATGTTGCTCCTCAATCCTCTTCTAGCGATTTATCTTATGAAAATGATGAAGAATGTGTTTCATTATCAATTCAATTGAGGTTTATCGAAGATAAAATCAAAGAATTGGAAGTACAAAAAGAATCATTGCGAAAAGAATTGATAGAAAAGTCAGGAGATAAAACAGTTGTCATTGGAGATGTTGTAAAAATATCTAAAATTACAAACTCAAGAATAGACTATAGAAAAGCTTGCGAAGAAAATTTTATAGATCTTGATAAATATAGAAAATCTGATGCAATATCATATCGTTTTTCATATACACTTTCTTAAAAACTTCCTGTTTTTTGCCCCAGTAATGATTTGCAAACTGATTGCTGGGGTTTTTTATAATAATATTGGAGATATGCCTGACATCCCTTTCCAATCAGTCTCCGCATATCTCCTCTTTTAATAGAATTTTGGAGATGTGTTGGATACCCCCATTCCCTATACAGTCCCACGCATCTCCTCTTTTGTGTAATAAAATATAAAATAAAAAAAAGAGAATTATTTATGATTAGTATTTTAGCGTTTCTTATACTTTTTGCATTATTTGGTACTCAAATAATGGGATTTTCCCTGGTAGCAGCTATTATTTTATTGTGGATGTGTGGACAGTATGAAATATTAGTACTTGCAGCAGTTGCTTTGATTGCATATTGGGTTCATTTATGGAAAGAAGAGAAAAAAGAAAAAGAAAATGAACAAGAAAAATTGGAAAAAGATATGAGGAAATGGTACTAAATGGAATGTTTACTACATTTGATTGTCGCAATTATAGGTATGAAACTTCTGCTGGCTATAGTAATAATTTTTATTGTATTTATAAGTTGGTCTATTTATTTTGAAATAAAAGAATGTTTCACAACTGATAAAGAAAGAGAAAGTAAAAGATTACAAAGTCAAAAGGATTACGATGATCTATGCGAAAGAGAGTCCGATAACCTAAGATAACTCATTCTTCTTCTAAAAAATCTTTAAAATTTTTGTCTTTCTTGATTTTTTCATCAAATCTTTGAATGAGTTTTGAAGTTACTGCAACATTTTCTCTAGAAACACTACGTAAAATACCAAGATAATGTTTTTGAAGATCTGGACTTTGGAAGACATGTGTTAAGATTTTATAAGGAGGTTTGACAATTCCTTTTCCAAAAGAAGCTAAATGAAAAATTGGATGTTGTATAAGAAATATAGTTTTTGTAAGGTCGGAAACACCTTTTCCTGTTTTATCTAATGCATGTTCTATAAAATTAGAAGCATCTTCTCCCCTGTATATTGCTGATGCAACTTTATTAGCATCTCTATATTTTTTTAAATATTCAGGATTTTTTTTACCATATTGTTCGATAGCATTATCTATTTCTTTTCCTACCAATTTTAGTGAAGTTTTATTTCTCTTACCTGATGTAGCTCCTTCTTGCCATATCTTAGCATTTGAGGCAGCTTCATTTATATCTTTTTTAAATTCTTCTAATTCTCCTATCGCAATATTTTTGTCTTTAATTTTTGACTTTATCTCTTTGATTGTCTTTAAAGATGATGCTTTTGAAACTGCTGTTGGAGAACCTTTCAAAAGATCTTTTTCTATTTTAGATATTGATTTTGATAAATCTGAGGCATTAACAACGTCTTTTTCGTCTCTTAATAATCTTGATTGTTCATATAAACTATTTCTAAGTTCGTTTATTTTAGGTCTTTTTAATAATCCCATCATGAATAATGAACCTAATTCAGTATAATTTTTTGCTTTTTCTCCACCAATTGCCTCACCTCCTAAACCAGCCACATTTTTTCCAACAGCTGTTAATACAGGTCTTAATAATTTAACCTGTCCGCCTAATGGAAATAAAAAAGATCCAATATCTTCAGCAGTTTGTCCTATTACTTCTTGTGCCCTAGTCTTTGGTTCGAATGTATCACCGAAAATATCTTTTGAATATTGTCTAAGTTTACTTGTTGTAGGAATTTTAAAATCTAATGGATCTTTTTCTTCAGCAGCTTTTTTCTCTTCATAAGATTTATACGGTGTTTGTCCGCTTTGTCTTGCTCCCCATTCAGAAACTCTTCCAGCAACATCGGCGATGTCTCCAGGAACTCCTAAAAAACCTTCTGCTCCCCTTAAAGCATATTGACCAGTTTGTCTAAGAATACTTTTAGTCGTAGATTCAGGTTCTTTTACTTCTTCGAGAAAATTAGTGAAATTAGGTTTCCTTTTTTCATCTTTTATTTCTTCCACAGGTTCTAAGAATTTTTGGAAGGTCATTATTCTGTCCTCCAACCAGCCTTTAAAGCTTCGTCTATATGTTCTTTAGGAAGTTTGTACTTTTTTCCTTCTGGAGATATGACTAAAATTTTAGAAGAATCTTTGCCTATAGATGATTTAATTTCTTTAGACAAATTATCAAGTTCAGGTTCTATTTTTTCTAACACACGTTCTTGTAAATCAAATGGAAGTGGTTTGTCTTTATATTCTTTTTTTATATCTTGATAAGCTTTGTATTCCAATTCTTTAGGTTTGTTCAATTTTTCAAGTGTTTCTATAATAAGTTGACGACCTTCTTTTGAGTTCTTCAATGTTGGAATACCCTTTAAAAACATCTCAAGATCTAAGTTTGTAATTCTAGCGCCATAATATTGCTTAACGTTTCTAGTCATTGTTGCTACAAGTTTTTCAAATTCTTCAGATTGAGGATTAGACAATATACTTATAGGAATATTAAAATGTTCTGATAACACAGCCTGAAAAGGACTAGCTAAGTTTTTGTCATTTAATTCCATCATGCGTTTATAAACTTGTTTATCTTCTAAAGCAGCCTTGTAAGAAGTATTAAGAGTATTTCTGTAATCTTTTGTTTCTTTATATGAACTTGAAATATCTTTTCTACTTTGAAGATCTTCTTTCTGTTTGAATTTATTCTGTTCCATCATAGCACGCCCAATATTAGGATCTAACATCGTTGCTGCTAATATTTGCTTTTGATTGAAGCTTTTTAATGGTTGTTTTACTTGTTCTTGTTGTTGTTGCATTGGTTGTTGCATTTGTGTCATTTGAGATTGTTGTGGTTGATCTTGTACTTGATCGATAGCATTTTGTGCTGCGTTATAAGATCCTCTTTTTTCTGTTAAAGCTTCTAATGGATTATTATTTTGAGCTTGTGGTTGTTGATCTTCTCCAAAAATACCTAATAATGATTGAATTTGACCTAATTTTTGTTTTTTTAATTCTGTTTCAGCCCCACGTTGTTCTATTTGCCATAAAGAAGTAAGATTAGATAAATATGCTTGCTTTGCTTCAGGACTAGCATCAGAAGTCATAATTTCCGTTATTATTTGGTCTTTTGGAGTTTCTTTATTCCATTTTAAAGAAAGATTTTTTAATTTTTTAGTATCTCTAAAACTATCAAATTGTCTAGATAAACCTTGACCAAGACCAGCTCCAAAAGATTGACCAATTTGTGCTCCAATATCATTTTGTGGTACTACTAATGCTCCTAAAACCATATAAACTCCTTTTAAAGATAATTAAAGAACAGCTAATGAACTAAGTCCAGCACCGCCAGCACCACCAAAACCCATACCGCCCATCATTGCAGAACCAGCAGCTGAACCAATTGCAGAACCAGCTCCTGCAGCCATTCCAGCAAACATTCCAGATGTTCCTGGTTTAACAATATTTTGATATTGTTGTCCCAATCCCATACCTGCATATCCTTGTAATTGTGATAAAGCTTGATTTTTAAGATTTGCACGTAATGCTGCTAATTGTTCTTGTAATCCAGCTCCAGCTTGACTTAATGATTGTCCAAAAGCACTTGATTTCTGAGCATCTAAATTAGCAAATCTTTCAGATATAGATGGTATTGTTTGCTCTTGAAATTGTCTCATATATGGATCTGTAAATGCATTCATAGATCCCTGATCTCCTGAAACCATTTTTGTTAAATAATCTATTCCAGACATTGTTCCAGGTTCAACAGCACCAAGAATTTTATTAAGAAACGCCATTTGTTCTGGACTAAATAACGGCATTTGTTCTGTACTACTGCTTTTACCAAAGAAAAATTCACCTAACTTAGGCATATATTATCTCCTAATCAATATTGTAAATACTCCAAAACCACATAACAAGTGTTGAAACTGGAATAATTAATCAATGTAGTTATACCTACATTTGTAGCATCAATTTGTATTTTTATACAATTAGCGATCGCAGTTGGGTCTGAATATGGAATAGGTATACTGACTAATCCAGTGGTATTTGTCGCTGTTGCATATATTCTTGTAAATAATGTTGATGATGTTACGGATATTCCGTGTGCAACATTCTTTGTGGTATTATTTGGCAATGATCCAAAATTTATTACTTTACGATATACATCTTTAAATTTTTGTGGATCTCCAACAGTAAAAAATTTCTGACCATTGACTAATTCTACAGTGTTGTATTGACCAATATCTTTATTGTTAACAGCATCTATTATCTTTCTGAATAACTCATCAAGCATTGTATTTAATTCTTTTTGATCATCAGGAAGTATTATGTCCGTCGGCAAAAAAGAATTAATAGAATTTCCAGGTTGATAACTCATACCATCCTTCCTGATTTATCCATCCATAATGTTAAAGAATGAATTTGTATATCTGAAGATGATATACTTCTATCGGATTTTTGGTTCTGTGTTAAATTAAATTCAAATTGAACAAAATGAGTGTTTGCATGACAAAAAAATCTATGCATGACTTTCTTCTCTGCGGGTAAATCTTGATCAGATATTGTTGAAGACACGGTTGTGTTGAAAAATGAATCATTAACATTTATTTTATAGCTATCATTATTGTCTAAATATAAATCAACATTAAATTCACCATTTTCTGTTCTGTCTAAAAGAAAATCTAGGTAACCAAATTCTAGTCCTTTACCCATTTGTGCTAGATTAAATGACTTTGTACGTACTTTAAAATCATGAACTGTAGAAACTTCACCACCACCTAAATATGTGCTTCCTATTGGTACTGTGGGAGGTAATCCAAAAATACTACTTATTCTTATATTGTTAACATCAATTACACTAATTCTATATGTTTTATCATTCAATACATTGCATGTACCAATAATTCCTGTTACATAAATGAAATCAGAATTATTAAAATTATGATTAACGATTGTCAAGATGACAGATAAACCAGGAGTTATAGATTTTATAGCTAAGCTTGAATCATTATAATTTTTTACTTGCATTTGAAATATGTAACCTTGTTGATTACCTGCAATAACCGTTTGAACTAATGATTGTTGCTTGAAAGAATTCCAAGGAAAATTACAATTTTCCCATGTATGATTAAAATAATCTAACCATGTGTAATCACTAGATCTTTGTAAATAACTGAAACATGTAAGAGTATCTTTAAAAATTGCCCATGAATAGTTCTCAAAGTTAAATACTAAAATTCTATTTGGAAAAGAACTTCCAAGAGATGCATCAGTATATGTCCAATAAATCAATTTATTAACATCGTCACGTATCCCATGGACTCTTTTGTTTCCTTCATTATCATTATTGATTTGAAATGCTAAGTCTGGGATTTTTTGGTCTATACGTTTAACACCTAAACCATCAGACATTATGATACCATTTGCTGCTATGGCTATTTGATTCTGATCAAGTTTTATTACAGAATCTGTCGATTCGATACCATATTCATTACTTATACGTTCCCATACAAATGGTAATATCTCATTTGCAGTATATCTTAAACGAAATACTGATCTTTCAAAACCAACTATTAAGGTATCTTTTATAAATCCAGCAGAAATTATATATTCACTCGTTGGAGCATCAATATAACCACCCTTACCAGCAATATCACTGCGCCAAGAACCAGCTACTAAAGCATCACCATTCCATGACCAACGAGCTCTTCCACCAATCTGTGTAGCAGTAGCTAATGATGAACCTTCATATACGTTTAAAGCTATTAAACGGCCTTTATAAGGAATTAATAACAATGCTTGCTGCAACTTATTTCCAATGCCATCAACATCAGGATTAAATGTCGTAAATGTTGAATTATAATATCGTATTGGATCTGGTGTTAGTCCTTTATTAAAATTTGTTACAAAAAATATGTCTCCACCTACACTAGAACTGTAATAATTTGCTCCATGAAAAAAATCAGAATCACTACCTAACCATGTTGTTCCAACACCAGCTTCCATGAAATTTTGAACAGTATTACTCCATAAATAGAAATATTTCGTATCAAAAGCATATGACTGTTCAGCATTGATTGAAGCTAATTCTCTTACACCTAAACCTACACAAGGTAATCCAGGATAATAACTAAAATTAATAGTTATAGCATGCCCAGCACCCCATCCACTTCCAGATACTAATGTATAAGCTCCTGTAACATAATTTATCGTTCCAGTGCCACCACCACTACCAACTAATGTACCATCTGCTGTTGATGGTTCAGTAAATATCTCAGCATTTGGAGCAGCAATATGTATCACTATTGTATTCTGAGCTAGTTCCATGTTCGTTTCTAGTGATAAGAATGTCTTTATATTACCACTGCTAGTACTACCCGTGGTATTTCCTAGAGAACTTACTGTTGGTGTTCTTGTAAGTCTGCATTTTTTTTCATAACCTTTTTTTTTAATAACTCTTTCTCTCCAAACATAAGCATCTTCTAAAATTTCAAAAGCATCATCTTCTATTTTAAAAGATGGTTTATCAAGTTCTAGACCTGTTTTGAATGCTTCTATATAAAAAGGTTGATACATAATTTAACCTAAACTTTTAAGATAAGAACATCAAGACCAGAAGCAACACGAGGAGCATTATCACCAAATATACTAACTGTAAAATTAGTTGCAGTTCTTTCTATAATATCACAAGCTGCTCCTCCTGAAATAAAATTAGGAAAACTTGGAGTTGCTAATATAGTATAATTAGAATCTGCTAAAGGTGTTGTAAATGTAAATTTAAATTTATAGTTATCTCCTGATACTGAAGTAACTACTGAAGCAAGATTAAGAGATGTACCTATAAGAGTTCCAAGTTTATCACAATGACCAAATGCTCTTATATATGGTTGTGGGCTATATGTTATTTGATTAACTGTTCCATTATTTTGATTTCTGTAAAATAAGTTAACATCAGCACCAACTGCTTTAGTATACAGTACTATTTCATCAGCTACTGTAGTTGGATCTGCAGCTCGTTTTGGTAGTGTAAGTTTTAAATGTTTACCTGTAGCATGTCCTGCAAGTAGAGAATCATGGTCTACACTAAATTGTGTCTCTAATTGTGAAAAGTTTTCTTTTAACTGGGACTGACTTTGAGATAGAAAATCTGTAGCATTAGGTATGTTATTTAAATAAACCATATTTACCTCTAGAATTGTTTCATGTTGCCATAAGGATAATCATAAGACGTATATATAGTCGATGCCCTTACTGGTCTGTTTTGTTCTAATGTTTTTCTATTACATAGTATTAATTGTGCAGCTAATTTTTGAGACATTATCTGATCATTTTCAACATTTCCTCTATCTTCAAGTACTTTCTGAGCTGCACCATAAGCCAATAATTGCCATAGATTTTGTGGAGAAGGTGAATCATCTATATTTAATAATACTGTAGGATAAATACAAGCATTTATGTCTATCTTATAAGTGTTGTCAGGAATAGGTCTTACGATAAAAGTATTATCGAAAAATAATATTGTCTTTGGTTTGTTAGCTACATAAGGTACAGATTGAATAGTGATAAGTTCACTATTGGGAATATCATTGGTGAATTGTAATCCAGTTATACTACCAGTTACATAATCTATTGATCCTGCAAGGACATCGCCAGTAAATCCACCAGAACCATCATCTGTAACAATAAGATTTGCTCCTAATGAATCTTTAGCCGATATAGTAACTTGATTTCGAATAACTGGAACGTTTGTTATCTGGATGTCGTATGGACCTAAAGTATTATTTCCACTAACTGTATTTTCATAATTTATGTATGAATATAATCTGAAAAATTCGGTTCTGTCTTGAGTATAATATGATTCATATCCAGCAATATATACAGGAGGTTCCACACTATAATATGCCTTCGTAGTAGCACTAACAAATGATGGATTTATATTTAATGGATATTTATCAATATTTGGCTCTGTATAAAATGTATATACAGTCTTAAGATCAAATATCTTTAGATATTGAGGAAGATCATCTAAATAAAAAGTATTTATATAAAAATCGATCTGACTATCACTTAATTGTGAGGCAGATGGAGAGGCTACCAATCTTCTTATTTTTGTTCTTATTGTATCTAATGTAGTCATAATAACCGCTTATTAAATAAGTTCATTACTTTGAAATACAAACCTTTTTTCTTTTTTACCTATACCAACATATGTATCACCATTTTTATCTAGTAAGTGAGCATTTACTTCCCATCCACAATTGTTCAAATGTTTTGCAACACAAATTGGTATTTCATACTCTTTACCATCTTCAAAATGATAATTCACTGTTTTATCTTCCTTATACTTACGATAAGGAAATGTTATATCGCCACCTTTGGGCTCTAAACATGTAAAGATACCTTTGACTAATATATTATCTGCTTCATGCATTTTTGCTAATTTTTCTTCGTTATTTTTTTTTATATAAACCATTTTTCTTCCTTTTTTTTTAAGCAGGAGCGTTCCATTAATTTATTTATTACATTTTCTATTTTAAACCTACCATAAAAGTCTTAGTAGAAAATGCCACGACATAAATAAAGCATCTTTTTTTAACTTAGAACGCTCCTTAAAATTTTACAAAACTTGATATCCTGCGGATAGAGCAAACCATTTCATTGCATCACTAGCAGCTCCACAAACAGCAGAACCTAAACGTAAGCCACGGAAGCCTTCGTTTTTGGTTGCTCCTGTTAATACTAAAGCATAGTCACCATATGGAACAACATAAGCTTGAGTAAATGGAACACTTGCAGATGCTGGAAATGCGAAAGTATCAAATGAAGAAGTATTGATATCAACAGTAATTGTGTTATTTACTGTATCTACCGATAGAATCTTTGCTTGTTTACCTTCAATTTGTTTCATTCCAAAAGCAACTGGCACATGAACAGTAATTAATTCACCAGCAGAATAACCATGTACAACAGAGAATTTAATCACTGCTTCTACAGCTTTTGTAATGGATGTGATAAATCTGCGACGTGGGAAAAATTCTGGAGGTGTTACTACTCTACGTACTTTAAAAGCACTAGCAGGAGCAGCAAAACCTACAGCTGGCAAATATCCAATCGTAAAATGATCAGAATCACCAGTAGCTGTAATAGAAAATTCCATTCCAGCTATTTGTAACATGCCTACAGATCCAGTTATTTGAACTACATCACCTATTGAATAACCATGAGCAACTGCTGAGCATACTGCTGGAGAAGCTGCTGTTATTACAGTTCCTGTTACAACAGCACCTAGATTATTTGGTTGACTTTCTAACCAACGGAAACCGCCAGTTAAACCTAATACGCTTTCATCTGTAGCTTTAGCATCGGTATTTTTAATACCTAAATATGAATCTTCAGGCATTCCTAAATACCATTTAGCACTCTTTACAACGCCTGGAGTTGCAGTAGAACTATATTGTGTATAGTTGTCAATAGAAAAATATTGAATTTCATTGGGAAGTTGCAATATTTTATAATTACCATCGGAAGTATACTTACCGACCATTATTTCAGTTTCAACAGTCATAGTATCCTCCTTATACGCTTAATGTAGTTCTTAGATTAATAACCCAAGCATCATTCGTGATTCTTGGAACTTGTGCAAATTTATAACCTGCACTAGAATTCAATGCTAAAGGACCATCATAAATGGGTGGTCTTAGAATGAATTGAGCACTATATCCATCTTGTTCAATAACAGCATATGCTTCCATACCTACACAAAAAATATTATATATATTGGCATCATTTAAAGAAGCATTAGCAGCTACAGAACCCATTGAAGATAGTAAGAAACGGATATTTGATACACTACCCCATTCAGGACGTAAAGCATCATTACCATTACCAGGATATTGTACTTTAGAAATGAATCCTGTTACATTTTCCAAATCTCCAATTAACTGTGTGCTAGCTAAAGCAAGGTAGCTATCACGAACAGGAGAAGTACCAAATTGATTTGTACCTTCAATACTATCAGATATTGTATATGCATTAGAATTTGCTAATGAACGAATAACTTCGTCAATATCACCACGTGTTAATTCTGTTGGATTGTCGCCATTTGTTCCATTAACACAGTTAATGAAAGCTGCTGTAGAAGCAAGCATGTTACGTACTAATTCGTCTTCTGTTTGTCTTAAAGAAACGCCAAGTCTTTGTGCTGCTGAATTAAGAACAGGATCTTCAGATTGTAATGTTACTTGTTCGTTTATTAATACATAAGAACCATAAAAATCAATCGTAGCATCAATATCAACAGCTGTTAATTGTTGAGCTGGTGGGGTAACGCCTGAATTTCCGAGTGGTACTGTTGCTGTATGTAGAGCGTTGTAACGTCTCATACGCAAAGTTCTACCACCATTAGCAGGCATGTTTTTTTTCATAGCTGGTATGCTATGAATCATGTAAGGTGTTGGAACCGACAGTAACTTTAAAGATAAACTTTGTTGTACGGCTGCCGGCAACACACTACTGGTCGTAATTGCCATAGTTTTTAACTCCAGATTATTCCAGAATTAGATTAGCCTCTTTTGATAGCATCCATCATTTCTTGATAGAGTTGCTTTTTAAGATCAGGTGTTAAACCACGAGAAAAAGTATTAGCATCTCCCACAGAATTTCGCCCAGCTATAGCATTTGGCGATACCGGTTTAACCGAATTTTTGGAGGCATCTTTTTTCATGGACTCAACATCTTTACTTTTTGAAATATTGAGGTTCTTTATAAACTTATAGGCAGCTTTGCCTTTGTTATATTGATCCCCAACACTACCTAAGATTGCTGCTAATTCCGGTTCGTTTTTAATTAAGTAATCAACATTTTCTTTACTTACAACTTCATCAAAATCAGCATATTCTTGAACTAATCGCCTAGGTGCTTCTGCTTGTTCACGTTTTGCTAAAGTCTCAGAAACAATCTCGCGAGCAATCTTTTCAGCTTCTCGTCTAACTGTTTTCTTCGTTTGAGCAAACGTTGGAATGTCTGCATCGTCTTCTACTTCTTCAGGTACCTGATTTTGTTGCTGTTTACCAACAACTAATTCTTTAACCAAAGAAGTATATTCAGCAATTTGTCTTTCATATGCTTGATTTTTACGGTCTGCCTCTTCTTTAGCTTGTCTAAGAGATCTCCAGTTACGTTCTTGCTCATCGGAACTTGGCTTTTGAACTTCTTTTGTTTCTACTTCCGAGGCTTGAGTGCCTTCGTCCTGTGGAGCAGCGACTTCCACTACTTGCGCTTCATTAAATTCTTCTGACATAACACTCCTGGTATAGCGAATACCTGTTCTGCTGTTAACTACTTAATCTTGAACTCTAACGCGAGCAGCGCATCAAGATTAAATTTAATCTTATATTACTAGATTCTAATTTTTTATCAATGAAAATTATTTTTCTGTTAATGGTCATATATCAAATATGTAAACTGCAAGTATGGAATTCTATACTTGCAGTAGATCGTTTAAGTGCAAGTATGTACTGAACTGCTTGTAAACAAATTATAAACATGCACTTACTTCCCAAAATGACCACTTATGATCAAATCCACAGTGTATTAAGAAGAAGATATATATATATATTTATCTTATCTTAGAAAGTGTTGGAAACAAAAAAAACCATCATGACCTTTAGGAAATCATGATGGTAATATCAAAGTTTAAACGGAGAATATTATTTTGGTTCTTCTTCAGAACATATTTCACAACAAATTTCTTCTGTTGGCATTTCTACTATTTTATTTTCCTCATTAGCCTTCTTTTCTGCTTCCATAGTATTCCACAAGGCTATTTTTAGTTCAGAAACAACTTCATGTAATTCTTCTATCTTAGAAGTACTAGGAAAATCAAAATAGAATATCTTTGCATCATCTATACAAATACCAATTTTTTGTCTTAAACATTCATCTATTGAAAATTTCATAAAACACCATAAGTTTTTTTTGTTGATAAAATCATATTCTACATGTTTATTCTTTTATGTAAAATAATTCTTGTTACCTATCGTTAAAAAATTTAATATGAAGACAGATACAAACTTTAGTGTGCATAAAAAAGGGTTTTTTATGTATGGCAAAAGAGCTGGCTGGGATGTTATCCGTGAATTAGCATTCGGCGTCATTACCGATAGTTATACTGCTGTTGGAAATGCGACAACTAAATGTGCTCGTATCGTTAAAATTACAAATAATACTAACGAAACGATATACTTTTCTGACGATGGTTCAACAAATAAATTGAAACTTCCTGCAAATTCATTCCAAGTATGGGATGTAACTGCTAATAAAGCTTTAGGAAATGCTCCTCAATTTATAGAAGTTGGAACTAAATTTTATTGTAAACATATAACAGGTACTGCACCTGCTTCTGGATGGATTTCTGTAGAAATACTTACTGTAGAGTCTGGAACATAAGGAGTACATATGTCAAATGCTGGTATTATAAATAGTACTGCAGGTAGTGTTCCAGATGCAACAGAATTAGTAAAAGGTAAGGCTAGATTAGCTACAGCAGCTGAAGCTTTAGCGGGTGTTAATGATACTACAATTATTACTCCACTAAAATTATCTCAAGTAGTTGGTGGCTTATCAAAATATAGTGAAACTGATACTAATTCGACAATTGGATGGTCTGGACCTTTAGGTGGTTATTACTACAGAATAATTACTGCTGCAACACATGGAAGAGGATTATTACCATCGACAGATACATATGAATACGATGGTGTAAAATCGACGCAAATTATTGTTGATGTCTTAGAAATGGCATCTAATGGTGACATTACAATAAAAGTTCCGGATTCTCCGGATTTGAGATTTAGAGCAAAAATAGTCATATCCTAAAGGAGGCTTTATGGCAAATCTTTATGGCTCGTTAGTAGTGTTAGGCGGTTTTAATGCTACTACAATTACTACAAACGTTGCTGCTGCACAACTATCTTTGAGCGGCATCACAATATCAGGTGCTGGTTCTAATACTGATGTTGGCATTACACTTACGCCTAAAGGCGCCGGTGACTTAACTTTAGATGGTCTTAAGTGGCCACAAGCTGACGGTACTGCTGGTTATATCTTAAAAACAGACGGTGCTGCACAACTTTCTTGGGTAGCTCAAACATTAGGTGATGTTGTAGGACCTGCAGGTGCTACAGCTAATGCTATTCCTAGATATAATTCTACAACTGGCAAGTTGATTAAAGATAGTAGTGTTGTTATTGATGACAGTAATAATGTTACTGGTGTTGCAGCTATTACAGCTACTACAGCTAATGCTACCACTATTACAACAAACGTTGCTACTGCACAGTTGTCTGTTAGCGGCATCACAATATCAGGTGCTGGTTCTAATGCTGCTGTTGGTATCACACTTACGCCTAAAGGCGCTGGTGACTTAACTTTAGATGGTCTTAAATGGCCACAAGCTGATGGTACTGCTGGTTATGTCCTTAAAACAGATGGTGCTGGTCAACTTTCTTGGGTTTCTACTGCCACTGGTGATGTAGTTGGTCCTGCTTCTTCTACCGATAATGCTTTAGCAAGATATGACTTAGCTACTGGTAAATTAATACAGAATTCTGGAATTATCGTAGATGATAGCAATAACGTCACAGGTGTCGTAGCATTAACTGGTACAACCTTAAATGGAACAACTATTACAACAAACGTTGCTGCTGCACAGTTGTCTGTTAGTGGCATCACAATATCAGGTGCTGGCACTGATCCAAATGTTGGTATAACTTTAACACCTAAAGCTAATGGTGATTTAACGTTAGATGGCTTAAAATGGCCACAAGCTGATGGTACTGCTGGTTATGTATTAAAGACCAATGGTTCTGCTCAACTTTCTTGGGTAGCTCAAACATCAGGTGATGTAGTTGGTCCTGCTTCAGCTACTGATAATGCTATTGCTAGATTTGACCTAACTACTGGTAAAATTATCCAAGGATCAAGCGTTATCATCGATGACAGTAATAACGTTACTGGTGTTGCAGCTATTACAGCTACTACTGCTAACGCTACCACTATTACAACAAACGTTGCTGCTGCACAATTATCTGCAAGTGGTATTACAATATCAGGTGCTGGAACTGATGCTAACGTTGGTATCACTCTTACTCCTAAAGCCGCTGGTGATTTAACTTTAGATGGTCTAAAGTGGCCACAGGCTGACGGTACTGCTGGTTATGTTCTTAAAACAGATGGTGCTGCTCAACTTTCTTGGGTTGCTCAACCTTCAATAGCTAAATACCCAATATTTGATGCTGACGTAAATACTGCTTGGGGAGCTGCTAGTGGTGGTTTCTATACTCGTACAATCACTGCTGCAACTCATGGTAAAGTTGATCCAATGGTTACTGTTATGGAATATGATGGAACTAATTTAGATGTTGCTAGCGTTGATCGCATTAGAATTACAAAAGCTAATGGTGATGTAGCTTTACGCGTTCCTGAAACTCCTGATGGACGTTTCCGCGCTGGTATTTATATATTCTAATTATTACTTTAACCTATATCCCTCCTATGATATATGTTTATCATAGGATGGATATGGTTTTTAACCATATAGGTTTAATATGCCCTACAGTTTTAAAGGTTCGATAAGTTTAACAAAAGATTTTATAGCTAACACAGCTAACGCTACTACAATTACAACGAATGTAGCTACTGCACAATTGTCTATGAATGGTATTACAATATCAGGTGCTGGAACTGATGCTAATGTTGGTATCACGCTTACTCCTAAAGCCGCTGGTGATCTCGTTTTAGATGGCTTAAAGTGGCCACAAGCTGACGGTACTGCTGGTTATATCTTAAAAACAGACGGTGCTGCTCAACTATCGTGGATAGAGAATAAAGTTGGTGATGTAGTTGGTCCTGCAGGTGCTACAGCCAATGCTATTGTTAGATATAATTCTACAACTGGTAAGCTGATCAAAGACAGTGGTGTTCTTATTGATGATAGCAATAATATTAGTGGAATATTATCATTAGATATTAAAGGAACAGCTTCAGGATATACTGGTTCTAATGATATCCTTAAACAAGCTGGTGTACAAACTACTAATACTACACCAACACAGATAGCTGCTATTACTTTAGCTACCAGTACAATGGTTGTTGTTGAAGCTCGTTTTGGTGGCTTTAAAAGTGATTATGCTGCTTCATGTGGAGGTTTCCTTAGATATACTGCAAGAAGAGCTGCCGCAGGCGCTTTAGAAGTTTCTGATCCTATTATTGATGTACAAGAAGATTCTGCAGGATCTCCAACAGTAGATGCTGATGTCAGTTCTAATGATGTAAGATTATTAGTAACTGGTGTTGGTACTGAAACATGGAACTGGGTTGTAAGTTATAGATATCATTTTATAAAAACTAACACATAGGTGGGAATGTGGGCAAAAGTTTACCAGTCGGACAACCTTTAGGTTATTTAGGTATTAAAGAAAGTAATCCACCTAATCTTCATATTATTCCTAGATCACCAACAAGCCAAGATCATCGAAGTTTTGATATTGGTGACATTTGGATAAATGAAGTTAATGATACAGCTTATCTATTGGTAAATAAAAATGGTCCTATCGCTACATGGATTCAATTTGGCCAAGCTAGTAATATATTTGATAGTATTGCCGCTGATTCTGGTTTTGCTAATCCTGATATAAATGGTGTTATAACAATAACTGCAGAAAATGGACTGGAAACTATCGGCACTTTGAATACTTTAACATTACAATTTACTCCAGTAGTTGGTTATACTGGATCTAAACGTGAGTTTGCTCAGAGCGCTATACAAACGGTTAATAATTCTCCAACAAATATCATATCTATACCATTGTCTGAAGGTGAAATGATCTCTATAGAAGCCCGTATAAATGCTTTTAGAAGTACTTATAATGAAGCTTATATGTCTACTGTTTTCACTGGAGCTAGAAGAGCTGTTGGAGGTAATATCACAGTTATAAATTCTATCATTAATCAATTATATGATAGTGCTGGCAATCCTGTAGTAACAGTTTCTGCTGATATTCCTAATCAAAAAATAGTTATAAAATTTGCTGGAGAAACAGCAAAAACATATAATGTTGTATCTACTTATGATTATCATAAAACTTTAACAAATGCATAGGTAAAAATGAGCTATCCTGTAATGGACGAAAATTACTATGTTGATGGAAATGATCAAAATATCAAAAGAATGATGGAGCAAAGCTATGCTCAAGCTTTGACTATCAATCAGTCTTATTGGACTGAAGCTGATATAGACATGCGTTTCAAAGCAGGTGATCAAAAACTATGGAGTGATGTCTATGGCATCGATATAGGTACACGTAACAGTAGAAAGAATTTTAGTTTCAATAGAATTAGACGTATCGTAGATATGGTAACAGGTTATCAACGAAAAAATCGTAAAAGTATGATAGCCGTTCCTATAGAAGGAAGTGATGAATATACCGCTGATCAAATAAGTAAAATTCTATTTTGGATATGTAAAAGAGATAATATCCTTGAAACAATAAGCGAAGCATTTGAAGGTGCAATAACTACAGGTATGAATCTTCTTAGTGTATGGATGGATTATCGTACAGATAGTGTTAATGGTGATATTTGTGTAGATAACGTAGGATATAGTTCTTTCCTTATCGATCCCTATTTTTGCAAGAAAGATTTATCTGACTGTAACTATTTATGGCGTAGAATGTGGAAGTCTAAGAAACAATTAGAAGCAATGTTTCCTGGACGTGAAGAGGATATAAAGAAAATAAGTCTTAAGAATGTCCATGAT